TGGTATTGAAAATATTTTCTTTGTCATTTGCTACCTTCCATACAACCTCCACATATTCCATTACATTCTGTCTTGTAAAAAACACAATCTAAACAATCTTGTGGGATTGAATAATTTTTATGATTATTAATATAAAGTTTATCGAATTCCTCTCTTAACCCTAATATACCATTTTTTCCTGATATTTCCAAAACATTATCTATTTTTACTTTATCTTCCAATGGATAACAATGAATCGAACTTCCATCGGGAAAGATATCTAACGGCATAAACCCACATATGGTTTCATACTCGGGGATTTTAAATGTTGCAAAATTTAATGAGTTTTCTAATACTGCTTTTTTTGTTTTACCCTCCCAAAGACATGGAGGTACTTGACAATCGGATGTAATCTTTATTTGATTATAAAAACCAAATTTAAGTATTTTGGTCATCTCTTCACCCATCTCTTTATTATTAATAAGATAGGTGCCGGTTAAGTCTAAACCTAGTCTAATGGCATTTATTTTACCATCTAATTCGTGATATAACCACTTAACATATTCATAGAAATTTCTACTCTTCCAATCACTCGACATTGTTATTGCCAAATACAATCTTGGGTGATTTTCAAAACCCCAAGTGTTCGCATATGCCTTATAAATTTCTATATAGTTCTTTTTGAATAGAACCATTCTATTTTTTTCATTAAGTTCTGCGGCATTTGGAAAGACCCATCTAATGTTTTTGATATTCTCTATTATGTACTCTCTAGTAGTTTTACTAAATAGAAAATTACTAACGAGATTTACTTTAAATCCCTTAGAAAATATGTGATCTAATATCCCAATAAAATTTGAATGTTGTGTTGGTTCTCCTCCAAGTATAGTAATCTCTTCATTAGAGTTACTTAGACGATAATGGTCGATAATTTTATCGACCATTTCTATATCCATTTCTCCTAACGTGTGTTTTAATCTTGCATCTTCTTTTGTGAAACAAAATGAACAACCTTTAGCACACGTTCCGTTAATTGCTAAATTCATTAAAAACTATTTAAAAGTCCATTCTCAATGTGAGAGGTGTTGTTTCGATATTCTCATCTTCTCTTTGTTGTTTACTTAACGCAATTCCAAATTTTTCGTGCTTAAGTCTATGACAATCAGCAATGTTTACACACGCCTTAATTCTTTCTTCTAATAGTTGTTGTTCTAATAGTAAGTTTGCTAATTTTGTATTGTATGTGGTAACATTATTAATAATTTTTTGTACGAATACTGATTTGTCAATGTTTCTACCAGCACATAAAATATCAATGATAGGTGTTTGGTAATCTTCATCTGCAGTCCAACCAAATGCTTCTCTTTTTTGTTCTTCCCATGTATCTTTCTCTAAGATAGACGCATCAACCATTAATTCTTTATATCTTTCAGAAAATCTATCCGCGACAACTTTTTTCATTGCCACTTTATTAAATGCAACTCCCGCCGCTTTGTCTTCGTCAGTAAGAAAATGTTTTACTTTTTCCGCTTCTGTTTCACCAGATTCAGCTAACTGAGGAATCTCATCCATAATATGTGAATTTGTTCTAACGCTAATATAATCTTTGTATATATCCGCGAAAACAAACCCTTTGGCAACCTCTTCTGGTATAACGATTGCACCGAGTTTATTTAATTCAACTCTCATGTCATTATACTCGTCAGCTATTCTACCATAATTGTAATTTAAATACATTCCAACTACTTGTATATAACCCGGAACATCTCCCTGAACTTTAAAAAGTATGTGTGTCATTATAATAATTTTTCTGTTTCTGTTTTATTTGGTTGTGTTAATTTCAATTGGTTCTTTAATGAGTCTTCAATTGAGAAATTATTTGTTGTGGCTTCCGCCATTAATTGATTTATATTTTTATCAATTGAAATTGTATATGCTGAAGCCAATGTTAAAACTTGTTTTTGTTGTTCCGGATCCATCATAAGAATTGAATCTAAGTTACCTGTACCGATTCTACCATATGAAATCATATCCAACATCGCTTGTTTAGCCATACGAACAGTCCAATATTCGTGTTCATATTTTTCTTCTAATTCTGGATTACCAAAAACGTCAATTAATTTAGTACCATCGGGTAAGATGGCATCATCCGTTTCTAAATATTCCTTAATTAAATCAATAAACCCTTGTCTTTCTCTATATGCATCTTTAAGATTCCTTTTGAACTTTCTTAAGTCAACATGTTTGTCGGCAACAGTTAAATCAACCATTTCTTTTCTCTTAGGGTCGGTGATAAATTCTTTACTTTCCTCGTCCATTTGAATTTCTAGCTCAGCCTTTCTTACTGTATATTCTAAATGTTCGACAGCATCTTCTCTACCCCTTAATTCCAAAAGCCATTGTTTTAATCTTGCATATGGTGTTATTTGTGCGCCACCAACAAAATTATATGCCTTGTACTTTGGTAATGCGAAAGACATACTTTCAGATATTTGCATTAGTTTTTCATCAAATGGATTGTTGATGAAATTAGACCTATCGTATTTGTAACCTTGTTCCATAATTGTTTTTTATATTAATATAGTGAAAATTTTTTAAAATGTCAACCTATCTCCAACCACAATGGCCAGACGATGTTCCAGCATTAACTCTAGGTGCCAATCCCGTAATAGCATTTGAACCTGTGTCGGTTGCATAAAACATTATCCAAGACGTATTGTTTTGTCCCGTTCCATCGTAATTTCCTAACATATATTGCCAATCTTGACCCATTGCGAAGTTTTCTTCACCGCAATTTGGGTGTGGCTTAGCAACATTACCAATATTTGTATCTGTTGAATTACTCCATCTTCTTAGGTTATAGCCACCATTGTATGATCCCTCATTTCCAGCATATCCTTTTCCAACTTTAGATGAAATACCTTTTTGTTGTGAGTGTGCACCCCATTGTGTTGAAGAACTTGGTGTTTCATTAGAAAAATTAAATTTAATTCCTCCACTATTTGTCCAAGCATATCCAAAACTTTCATCAAAAAATGCAGCCCCACCATCATTACCATTAATTGAGGTTACACCGAATCCACTTACATAACTTTCATTAGATAAATTAAATTTTTCAATTGTTGTTGACCCTCCTGAAATTAAATAAGCAAATTCAGTTTCTTTTTGCATGGTTGCAACGTCACTTCTTGCAATACCCGTATTAAATTTGGTTTGATGTGCATAGTTTGTGTCGTTGAACATATTAATTGCGGACGTTCTAGTTCCGTGGATACTATCAGGACCTTTCCACGCACCATCATCATTTACTGACCAAATAAATAATATTGTTTTATTACAGGCTCCTGAGGTATAAGATACGGGGTAATCTAATAATTCCCCCACATGTGTTGTTTGATTTGTTGAGTTAGTTGTTTTATGAACGTTTCTCCATGGTGACGAATCCTTATATCCTCCCGCCAAATATGAATATGATAAAACTTGTCTATATCTAAATGCAATTGGAATTGTTTCTTGTGCCGCAATTCTTTCCCACCCGTTATCTATATTTGATACTCCCGTATATAACATTAAAAAACTACCACTGTTGGATTCTTCTAAGTACAAAGATCCCGATAATGGTGAGCCTGGTCTATTTGTTCTAGTTCCTTTAGGTGGTCTATTAACTACCCTATCTGACGTTAAACTACCACTAACTTCTAAATTCTCGTATATCATAATTTAATTCTTTTTATGCTCTCCATCCACAATGACCCGATGATGTTCCGGCGTTTACTCCAGGGTTTAATCCACTCACACTGGTCGTTCCCGTATCTGTCGAATAGAAGAATTTCCAACTTGTATTATTTTGTGCTCCATCATAATTTCCTAACATATATTGATGGTCTTGACCTAATGTAAAGTTTTCTTCTCCACAGTTAGGGTGAGGTTTTGCAACGTTACCTATGTTGGTGTCGTTAGCGTTGCTCCATCGTCTAAGGTTATAACCACCATTGTATGAACCTTCGTTTCCGGCATACCCTTTTCCAACTTTTGAGCTGATACCTTTTTGTTGTGAGTGTGCACCCCATTGGGTGGACGATTGGAAGGTTTCTGTGGCAAAACTCATTTTAACGCCCGATGCAGATGTCCAACCATAACCAAAATTTTCATCGGAAAAAGCCGAAGCCCCGTCACTACCATCAATTGTTGTTAAGTTAAAACCAGTTGCAATTGTTTCAGTACTTAGGTCAAATTTTTCAACCGTGGTACTACCCGCAGCAAACATATACGCATATTCTGTTTCTTTGTGCATAGTTCCCACGTCACTTCTTGCATTTGTTATATTAAATTTAACATTATGTGCATATTTTGTATCATTCGCCATATTAATAGCTGATGTTCTAATACTATGAACATCAGTTGGTCCTTTAAATGCACCATCTGTATTAACAGACCAAACAAAAAAGATATATTTACTACAAGCACCTGATGTATATGTTGCGGGAAAATCTAATAATTCTCCAATGTGTGTTGTTTGATCGGTAGAATTAATTGTTTTGTGAACATTTTTCCAAGGAGATGAATCTTTGTATCCACCAGCAAGATAAGAAACACTAATTATTTGTCTGAATTTAAATCCAACATTAGCATTTACTTGTGATGACACTCTAACCCAACCACTATCATTATTACTAATTCCAGCATAAACCATTAAGAAACTACCACTAACCGCCTGTTCTAAGTATAATGAACCGGTTTGTGGACTACTTGGTCTATTGGCCCGTGTTCCTGTTGGTGGTTTGGTTACCCCTTGTCCTCTTAACGAACCGCTTATTTCTATATTTTCGTGTAGCATATCTTATAAATACAAATTTTATGTTCTCCAACCACAATGTCCCGATGATGTTCCTCCATTTACACCGGGAGCCAATCCACTAGGATTAACTGTTCCTGTGTCTGTCGTATAAACAAATTTCCAACTGGTGTTTACTTGAAGTCCGTCGTAACATCCCAACATATACTGATGGTCTTGTCCCATTGTGAAATTTTCTTCACCGCAGTTAGGATGAGGCTTCGATACGTTACCGATATTTGTTTCAGTAAAAACATTCCACCTTCTTAAGTTATAACCACCATTGTATGTACCTTCGTTTCCGGCATACCCTTTTCCAACTTTTGAGCTAATTCCTTTTTGTTGTCCACTAGCACCCCATTGTTGATTGTTTGTAAATGTATCATTTGCAAAAAATAACTTAGTTCCGCTTTGTTGTGTCCAACCATATCCGTAGTTTTCGTCAGAAAATCCCGAAGCACCTGATGGTCCACTACCAGTAATTGATGATGTTGTAGTAATGTATGGTTCACCAGCCTGATAGTATACACTATACATTGTTTCGTTTGTTAGATTAAATTTTTCAACTGCAGCCACACCCGCACCAAATATCCATGCAAATTCTGTTTCTTGATGTAAAGTACCGCAGTCATCTCTTGCATTCGCTAAATCCCATTTTGATTGGTGAGCATAAGCTGTTTCATTAACCATATGTACACCACTAGTCCACGTTGAGTGAATAGTACTATCTCCTTTAAATGTACCGTCTGTGTTTGTTGACCAAAGAAATAAAATACTTTTACTACAAGCACCGGACGTATATGATGCCGGATAATCTAATAGTTCACCTAAGTGAACCGTCTGATCCGTTGAATTTGTTGTTCTATGAACATTTTTCCAAGGTGAGGCGTCCTTATAACCTCCAGCTAAATATGAAAAATTTACAACCTGTCTATATTTGAATCCTGTTCTATCGGTATTTTGTGAACCAACTGGTTCCCACCCACCATCATAGTTTGAGGATGCCGTGTATGTTACAACAAAACTACCACTAGTTGATTCCTCTAGATATAATGAACCAATATCAGGACTAGTCGGTCTGTTAGCCCTTGGTCCTTTAGGTATGATATATTGTCCACTTACATTTAATGAACCACTAACTTCTACGTTTTCTCTTAACATATTGTATAATATACGGATTTTATCCTGTAACTACAAGTCTTCCACTTCTATTTGACGCAAAAGTTAATATCACTTGTGTCGATGTTATTCTTATATTGGAAGGGAAGAACATGTCTCCGTTTGAATCAAACACTTGTGCCGTTACATTTGCCGTTCCCAAAGTATGGTTAAAAGTTACACTTGACACGTTAGAGAATGTTGTTGCACTACTTAATGCAACTCTCTTCCAACTAGCCCATGTACCATTGTTCTTACCTCTAACATACATAATACCCGTCCGATAATCTCCATATATTTGATGTTGCCAACTAGAACTATATATTTGAGAATACAATGCACCATCTGTTGAGTTACCAGTTAAGTTGGTACTACTACCATCAACATCTGTTACATATGTAAATCCGTTTGAATCTAATGTATTTGCGGCAACTCCACTTGTATTTGTGTTTCTAATACCGATACCATCGATTTGGTCTGCGGATGTTGCAGTTGCGGCGTTTCCATCAATTGAGACACCTGTTAATGTTTGTGCCCCACTAGCTCTGTTAAGTGCAATTGCGGTCGTACCAACATATGTTGTTGCATTGAATGCCGCAAAATCTCCTGTGTTATTATTTGCCGCAGTTCCAAAAGTTCTTTGTGCCAGTACGTCCGTACCTATCACTAATCCTAAGTTTGTTCTTGCATTAGCCGCAGTTGTTGCGCCGGTTCCACCATTTGCAACCGCAACCGTTCCTGAAACATTGGATACTGTTTGTGAACCAATATTACCTGAATCAATAATTGTTTTCCAAGCCTGTGATGTGTTAATTGCAGTTGCTGAAAAACTTCTATAATATAAATTTCCATTAGAACTAAATCCTAATTGACTATAATAATTGTCAGGGTGTCTATTAACAGTAAGAATACTATTTGAATTATCGACCGCAGCAAATAAACCAGTTTGTGGATTAGTAATTGCGTATGAATATCCAACGGTTCCATTGCCATATTGAGTTGTTAATCCTCCTGATGCTGTTATAACTCCGGCACTTGCTGCAGAACCATCAACACTAACACCTGTCAATGTTTGAGAAGCACTCGCCCTACCTAATGATATTGACGTTGTACCAATATTAAAAGATGAATTTACTAAATATGCGTTTGCAATTGCCGTACCATTCCACACACCTGTTGTAATTGTGCCAATCGTGGCTAAGTTAGCTAACGATGTTAAACTTGTATTTGAACTCGCAGTTATGTTAGCTGCGGTTCCACTTGTATTTTGATTAAACGTTGGTACTGAAGCGGTGACTGTTGAGCTATCAGCTAATGTGATTGTAACAGTTGAGCTCGTAAACCCTAATGAGGATATTCTTTTATTATATGCTGTGTTCCAATTCGATGCGGAACTAATATATGTGTCACCAATCGCAGTACCATTCCACACACCTGTTGTAACAGTACCCATATAAACTGTACCATCACCATATACTCTTAATAAATTATCAGAACCCCAATGACCAAGACTTATGAAGTTACTATTTGACGCGGAACTAGACCAATTGTATCCTAAGTAACCCGCATTTTTAGTACTACCAGCTTGACCAACAACTAAAATGTTTGTTTGACCGGCAGTCATATTTGGTGAGAAGTTCTCTTGTGAATGTATAAACGTGATTGCACTTGAAGTGTTTACCTTTAAAGTTGCAGCACCTGCGGTTCCTGTTGAACCTATAATTAATTGACCAGTCATGGTATCCCCAGCCTTTTGTACAAAGGTTGATGTTAATTGTGCTGAACCTGATATTGTACCTGATGGTAATGATGATATTACTTGTGCTGACCCACTAATAACCCCCGATGGTAGTTGTGCGGATCCGGACCATATACCTGTACCAGATAAAACTTGTGATGAACCTGATACCGTACCGGAAGGTAATGAAGAAATAACTTGTGCTGATCCTGAAATAACTCCTGATGGTAATTGTGCCGAACCAGACCAAATACCTGTTCCTGATAATACTTGTGATGAACCCGATATAACACCCTCGGTGTTTAATTCTTTTTTAACACCATCTAAAAAGTGTACTGAACCTGTGTCTAATGTTAATGTTCTTGTTGCAGCAATTGTACCTCCACCACTTAAACCACTACCAGCAGAAATTGAAACGGTTGTGTGGTCAACGTGTTGATTTGCGTCATAGTTTGTTGTTGCATTATGATTAACCTGTACAGAACCACTAATAACACCATCAGTATTTAATTTACTTTTAATAGTTGTATTAATAGAGGATGTGAATGAATTTAATGAACCACTACTTGTTTCAAGATTACCAATTCTAGTAACTTGTGTATTAAATTCAGTTTCTCTTACTAATCTTTGTTCAGAACCTAATTGACCGGCAATCCAATAATCATTTGTTGCATCCCATAATAGTGAGCCAGAAATTTGACTTACTCCGGTGATATCTTTTACTCTTAGACCCGCATTAGATGCGCCGGCACCATTAAGATTAATTAAATTGTTATCAACATCTAATGTTGATGTATTAACGTTTGTTGTTGTTCCTTTAACCAATAAGTTACCTCTAACAGTTAAGTTAGATCCGGTTAATTCCACAGCCGTTAATAATGATGATGTGAAAGTATTTAAACTGCTGGTAGATGTTTCTATTGCAGTTATATTAGGGCTAGTTATATTTCCTGTAACTTTTAATGTCCCAGTTACTTCTGTATTTGAATTTATAGAAACCTTTGTACCGGTGTCTGTAATATTACTATCACCAACGTGTTCATCAATCGTTGATTTAACTAATCTATTATTTGTTAAATGAATTTCGTTACCTAAATCATCAAAAGTCTCAGGACCCATTATTAATAACGCCGATGTAACGGATGTTTGATTTTGATGAACAAATATCCATTCGTTTTCAGTTGCGTCGAATAATAATGAACCCGACACCTGTGGTGAAGAACCACTATCGATAACCGAAAGACCACCGAATCTTAATGCTGGGTTCTGTGCGTTAACTGTTATGATATTATCAGCTATATTAACAACAGATGAGCTGATATGTTGAATCGAAGATGATCCGGCAACTATTAAGTTTTCTGAAATATATAACGACCCCGTTATTGTTTGATTACCTTGATATGTATTCGATCCCGTAGTCGCATAACTTCCGGTTTTACCTTCGATAGAATCTAATCTATTATTTTGACCTAAATTTGTTGTTGCTATGGATGAAGATAAACTTCCAATACTTGAACTTAGTCCTGATGTTGTTGTTGCAACCGATGAACTTAAAGAACTTATTGAAAGTGTTAACCCGCTTGTTGTTGTGGCAATGCTAGAACTTAATCCGTTTGTTGTTGTTGCAACTGATGAACTTAATCCATTAATTGCGGTACCCACACTAGAACTCAACTCACTAATGCTTGTGGATACACTTGAACTAAATGTTGAATAACCGGTAGTTCCCGTAATTAAAACTTGTACACTACCAGATATTACTGATTCAGTATTAAGTTTATTCTTAATTGTTGTATCAATAGAAGATGTGAATGAGTTTAACGAACCGGTTGATGTTTCAATACTTGTTAATCTACCATTTTGGGTATCGTTAGTTGTACTTAGTGATGACGATACGCTTCCAATACTTGAGCTTAAACCGCTAGTTGTTGTGGCAATCGATGAACTTAAACTATCGATTGACGTACTAATACTAGAACTTAATGACGCAACACTCGCAGATAAACTTGTAGATATGCTTGAGCTAAATGTTGAATACCCCGTAGTTCCTGTAATCGACACTTGAATACTACCAGATATAACAGAGTCGGTATTAATTTTATTTTTAATTGTTGTATCAATTGAACTGGTAAATGTATTTAAACTACTTGTTGCAGATTCAATACTACCCAATCTACCATTTTGTGTATCGTTAGTAGAACTAAGTGATGAAGATAAACTTCCAATACTTGAGCTTAATCCAGATGTGGTTGTTGCTACTGAAGAACTTAAAGAAGTTATTGATGAACTAAGACCCGATGTCACCCCTTCAACAGATGAGCTTAAAGAACCTATGCTTGAACTTAAACCAGATGTTGTTGCACTAATACTAGAACTTAATTCGCCGATACTTGAAGAAACGGATGAACTAAATGTTGAGTATCCTGTGGTTCCTGTTATTAAAACCTGAATTGATCCAGAGATGACATTTTCTTCATTTATCTCGTTCTTAATTCTTGTATCTATAGAACTTGTAAACGTATTATACGATGATGTAGAATTTTCAATCGCAAACAATCTACCATCATTTGATGATGTGTACGCCTGAAAAGTTGTTTCATCTAACTTACCAGTACCAATCGCTTGACCATTTAATGTTATTGAACCAGTTATGTTAACTGAACCTGTAACGTTATGGGAACCACTAATATCAACAGAACCTGTTACTACTAACGACCCACTTGTTCTTTGTATATTTGTAAAGTTATTTGATCCGGTTGTGGCAAATGTGGTTGTATCTACATTAATGAGACCGATGTTAGATTGACCATGCATAAAATCCGAATATTTCGAAATAGCATTACCCATTCCAATGTGATGGTCGCACCAATAATAGAATGTTGTGGCTGTGGCATCGGTAACATCAACTTCAACATAGAAAGGATCGGAATTTGTTGTTATTCCGGTGGTGTATCTTGTACCTCCATTGTGTTCCCCGTCGCTAGTTAAAGAGAAAAGTAATGGGTGAGTCTCATTGTTATTATAATAGAATCTGTATTTGAATCCCTTAATGAAGGATAATCTTGGTGCTTTAACTCCGTTAATATAATATTTCCCACCACCATCTGTTAGGGTCATATCAACAATGTTATTACTACCCAATTCAACTTCATTAAGTTTTAATGCTCCCGTTATTTCGGTATCGGTGTTTATTCTTAATCCGTTTACTGAGGAAATAGATGCGGTAGCCGAACCATCGGCAATTTGTGTTAAATTGAGTCCTGTGACACCGCTAGCGGGAATGTTAGTGATTTCTGACCCGTCACCTTTAAAGGAACCACTTAAAGTCCCCAATACGTTTAAATCACCCGAAATTTCGGCCGAACTTGATACGGATAACGATCCCGATATATGTGCGTCAAATATATTCATCTAAATATGGTATTATACTTAGATAAATACTTTGGTAAGTGGATTGTTTCGTCGTTTGATTATAATAATTTGGTCGGTTTACTACCATCAAACATTATGTAATTTGGGAATTTTAGTAAAATATAATCATATAATGACTTAGCGTATGATTTATTGTGTAAAGGACCTGGATGTACTCCGTCAACCCCTTTATCTATGAGATGACCATATTCCCCATCGAATCTATTGAATTCCGTATATTCTGATGGGATATCAAAAAACCCATTCCATAACCAATTACATTTTTTTGATTCTAAAAAATATTTTATCAATGAATGATTTTTATACCAATTTATATAATCTTCGTTATCGTTTTGTAGATTGACCAAATATTCATGTGTCTCTTTACCTTGGTTGGTTTCTTCCATATATCCCCATTTTGCTGTGGGGATAAATGGTTCAATACCTCCGTCATTTGTATATATTTCACGTCTTTGTGGTGATGTGTACATTATTAAAACCAAGTCGGGGTTTATTAAATCATAATAAGTTAATAAACATCTGACAATGAAATCATTACTTCTACCACCCGTTCCAAAATTCATATCAACACCATATGGTATTAGTTTTGTAAATTGTGAAGACCACGTTTCATTATCATTAACACCAACCCCCTCAGTAATAGAACATCCTATTGACATTATTTTAAACCCATTCTTTGTTGGTTCATCTCCCCTGAATCCTAATGAATTATACGTATATATACATTTTTCCGTATCATCCGAACCAGACGTTTTATATATCTTATTTACCCTATCAGATAAATTGAATTTGTATGAGGAAATTTCAAACTCATTTGGTGTCCAAAATTTTAACGGGTTCATATCAATTTATTCGTATTTTGTATAATTTTATATTTTTTACCATATGGAAAGTCTTTATTTTCAATGTAATCAATATTTAAATAATTAATTACTTTTTCAATCCCATTGTTATAATATAGTTCTTCGTATGATATTTTAAAAAAATTATCATTATTAAGGTATTCATTTTTAAAACCATTTTTAAGAGAATAAAAATATTTTTCCTTATCTTCTTGATTGGTTATTTTAATTCGATTAGTAACCCATTCTAAAACCCAATTTTTAGTTTCAGTTGCAACTAACCAAGATTCTAATTGTTCGATATCATTTTCTCTGTAAAGTAAAATTACTTTATCGGATAGGTTGATGAGTTCTGTTAAATCGGTATCAGGTAAATAGATTTCTTTAATTAAAAAATGTTCGGTATTATATGTCCAATTAGTAATTGGTTCCCCCTTTTTATAATTAACACTCTCTTTATTTGTCGGTTCCTGTAAAACCGTAAAGTTTTTGTATCGAGTAAACCATTTAGCCAAATTAGTTGATCCACTCCTTGGTTCTGCAATTATCGTAATAAACATTTATATTATAGTTTTGTTCGTTTTTCTTTCTTCAAATTCTCTATAGAGATTATCATATTTCTCTTTAAAATCATCATTGATTTCAATTACAGAATTAAAATGTTTACTTGAGTTTATCTTTTCCATTTTAAACTCCCTATTTAATTTTTTTGACACCCAATTTTCTAATTCTCCCAAATTATTAATATCAAACCAAATAATGTTTGGGTCATTATTTGTAAGTTCAACTACAGGTGTAAACAATATGTCTAACATATTTTTAGTGTAGGATTCCTCTTTTAATATTTCTAATTTAGTTAAAAAATCATCAATAACTTTATATCTATTTTCCGAATTATAAATGTCATTAGGTGTAATATTATCAAATATATCGTTAGTTGTTAATTTTGAAAATATGTCCGCAATATCAAGTTTCCCAACTCGATGTAATTCATCTATAATATGTTTCCATAAAGATAAAAACCTATCATATTTGTTTCGTCTTATTGAAATGATTTGATTATTCACCCCAAATTTCTCCTGTAACTTATATAATGGTTCATGCGCATGAACTAAACTATCAGCCAACTCTTCATTATTCATTTTTTCCCAATCAATTATGTTATTTAACTGATTATCATGGTTTGGGTTCAAATGTTCCAATGGTATTTTGTTTTTAAGACATGTAATCATAAATGACGTCGACGCACATCTTGGTAAACTTATGAAAATAAATTTTTTATCTACTAACATTTAATTTAAATTAGTGAGGGTTTGGTGTATAATTTTTTATATAAAAAATCACTAAATGTTTTATGGCCATTAAAACTAAAATGATAATCTTTTATTTTACCCTCGGTGTGTTGTCCTATTGTTTCAATTGATTTTCTTAAATCACTATCAACATCCCAAAATAAAATTTTACTTACCTTTGTTTTTAATAACGTCTCAAGAAACTCAAATCGTTTATTCTGTCTTTCCTTGAACAGTTGATTATCGGCAAATAATAAACCATAATTCAATATTGTTTCAATTTCCAATTTGTCTTTTTTATATTTATTTGTTTTTAAATCAATAGAAAGTGAATAAAGTCCTTCACCATATTGTGTATGAAATTCATTACTATTTAATTTAGGAACATCGAATCTTTGGTAAAATGTCTTCTCAATTATTACCACATCGTCGGATTCCATCATGTTAAAATTATCAATAATAGAATCTAAAATGTAATCATTACTTGCTCCACTTTTACCTAAATTTTTTACATCACAACCAATAGTTTTACCTAATATATTTGGCCAAATATCACTATCCAACTCTTTATATTCATTGTAATATTTAAATTCACCGTCCCTAATTGCGAGGCTCTCTACACACCCGTCTCCCGCAGTGAATGAATCTCCGAATGTCCAAATAGTTGCCATATGATGACTAAAGAAATGTTTTTTTGATTTTATATTTAATGTTACCGCTGTGTTTATCAAGGTATTCCATTTCAACTTCTTTCCATTTACCAAGTGGGCATGATCCAGCCCTAATAAGGTATGTTGATTCTGTATAAATCTTCGCCTTTAATGGACATCCACATTCTCCACATTGAAAAGACCATTCTTTACCTTCGAATATCTCTTTTTTAGATGGACATTCTAAACATATATTAAATCTTTTTTCAGCCAATTCCTGTTGTTCAAGTGTATGATTTAAGACATTGTACCAGGCGGTTACTATTTCTTTAAAATTTAATTTCATATTATAATAATGTTTTTTTATAATCTTTTTTTTGTTTTAATCTTACCCAATTAACTAACGTATATCTAATCCCACTTTTTACTGGTACCACTCTGTGTTCGATATTTGATAAGAATAATATTAAATTTCCTGTACCCTTTTCAACTGTTAGTGTTTCATTTTGATTATCTTTTATTTGTAAATCACCTTCATCGTATTCATCATTTAGTTGTATAACCAGTGAGCAATATCTATCATAATCCGTTATTTTTTTCGCATGACCATCTCTATGCCAATCAAAATGTCCACCCGGATGGTACTCAGTAAACTGAAATTGACTTTCTTCAAAATCTAAATCAAACCCTTTCACAAAAATATGTTTATTTAATAATTCACTCATTTTTTCTAATAAAAATGGAAATTTTTTATAATAAGGGTAAAATACTTGATTTGATTCTCTAACATCTGTATTAACGTTACCGTCCATATAATCACTAACGATTTTTGAAGGCACTAATTCCAATTCTTTTAATGAAAAATCTAATATTTGATTACATTCTTCTTTTGTTAAAAAGGCGGGCTCTATTGTATATGTAAATGGCATAATTTATCTTTTTATAATAATGATTTTGTTTTTTTGGCAACATAATCGGAAGGTTTCCAATGTAAAAAAAATTGGACAACTCTTTCATTTTCTGAACATTCTAAATAGTCTCTCCAATGTGTTATTTTATCCGCATCAAATAATAAAATACCATCCCCGACACTTGTGTTGAAACAATACTCCTTACTTTCAATTTCCGCACATAACGGCCATTCCTTATTTATTGTGGATTCTAAACATATAGACATAGTAACACTAATGTCTTTTCTATCTAAATGTTTTTTTAATGTCGAGGTGTTTACATACTCCCTAACAAACGTGTTTACATTAAGTAAATCGTCAAAATTACTATTATATTCTAATACTTTTGATTTTAATTTATTTAAATAGGTATTAAATACAAATGAAGGTGAGAATCCGTATGATACATTTGTTCCAGAGTATTCACCATCAGTTGAGTTTTCATACTTTCTTTCAATGTCAAATTGGTTCGTTAAGTATTTACACTCATCCTCCGTAAGAATATTTGGTATGAAATGTATCATAAAATAGTTTATTTGATTTTGTACTAACTATTTGCCGTTAAAATTAAATTACCTATCGTTGTCATTGTGGTATTTAATGTATTAATATCTGTGTTTGTTATAATTTTTGCCATTTTATTTAAATTTATTTAATAAGATTATTAACATACTGGTTGACAATAATAAGTTCCCCACGAACCAGTACAAGACATATTTTTGGGGCATGATGCACATGTAACCCAACAAGCGTTTATACAGGCCCAACTCGGACAACTAAAAAGGTTATGTTCAATTGAAACAAAGGATTCGTTATTAGTTGATCCAGATGTTTTAGTTAAGAATAACATTGCAGTTTCAACTGATATGTACCAACCGGAAAATACTCTCTTTACTTGAATGTTTGATGTAACCGTTTTTCTTACGAAATTTATATTATTATCAGTTGTGTCTAATAATAAAACAACATCTCCAGGAATTATGTTAAATAATGATCTAAAAATAATTACACCTTCCCTATCTATCAAATACTTTGAACCCATCGTATCTTCCCAAGTACTACCATCTTCAAATGTTAATTCATTTACAAATGTTAAAGTATTGACTTTTTGTTTCTTGGTTACAATATTGCTCGTATATATCGCATTTGATGCTAACGCTTCGTATGTAAGTCCAAACTCGGAGGAAATATAACTATCTATACTTGTTCCTCTTTCATTTGGGATTTGAATTGTTTTAATAACATCGCCAACTTGTAAATCCAATGCGGTTTTTAATGTTCCGTCCGCCATTTCCACCATGTCCGTATCCAACAATTTAGGTTGGAAACCGCTAGGTGGATTTGTACTATAACTCTCTTTAAAATCCACATCCACCTCAAATGTGGTTGCATCATATGTTACACCACTTAGTAACATATTTTGATTCAATTTTGTATATTGACCGATTTGAATTGATTCTAAATTTGGTGGGAATAAAATGTTTAAACTTCTTATTACCGTCAAATGTCCTTCCCATAGTTTATTTGGGTTATATAGATATTCCATTAAGAAATATTCGGAAGTGACATTGTTCTCGATTATAGTATCTAATTCGGATTCAGTTGTTACTTTAAATAATTTTGGGTAAACTGTTTTGTCATAACCGGGGAATCTAGACTTTAAAATAAAATTAGGGTGTTCTCCGTTATCGTGTATAGTTGTAATGTTTGACACCAATGTGTCATTGTCATCAATATAAGCGAATTGGGATCCGAAAGAAGAATTTTTAATTAAATTCATAAATTCAATTTTGTCCCTACAATACGTGTCGTCCACTAAGGCCGTGGTGTCGTATGCACTTCTAATAATTAAAGTTGTTTCGCTGTCTTCTATATATGGAATTGTGATGGATGTACTTCCAACACCATGAAATTCGTATGTAACAGAACTACCACTATAATGTGCGGATAATTTTACGTGTAATGGTCCAATATCGCCAACATAATGTATCGTATCAAAATTGTTATCTTCAACAAATTGATATAAATTTGTTAGGTCTAAACAATCCTCATCATCTTCCACTTTTTCAGGTCCGTCCCAACCAACTGCGGTATTTATCTCGATGGGTTTTAAGTTACCATCCTTATCGTACATAAAGTCCGAACCTATTAATACTGTTCTCATGCTATTTTATTGTTTATATATAAATACCTATTTTTTATCTTTTAGACCGAATTTTATCCACCTATACCAAATCCTTTCATGGATGTAATATTGTATTGGTTTATATACAAGTTCAGCAACACCGAACGCCGCCCCAATCTTAACGGAACCACTTATCCACCACATTATTATAAATCCAATCAAGGTACTAACAATTCTGTAGGATATTGTCTTAGCAATATGTCGTTTACGTTGTACTGCCATCTGAATTCATTTCTCCATTACGGATTTTAGTTCCACTTATAACCTCAATGTCGGTTGGGGGTTCGTGGTAGATAACCTCATATCCAACCCCTCTACCATAATTAACTGATTCAATATCCGGTATAATAGATACTTGGATCTTATGTGAATTATCAATAAAGAATTTAGTGTCAACCAATTCCATCATCACTTGTTGTGCGGTTTTTGGGTTATTCTCATCTGTGGGTACGTTTCTAATTGCCACCCAAATATCCTTTCCCTTTTCCAATTGTTGGTTAATTAACCATTCATGTCCTTTGTGCCAATTTTGCCATCTTCCGATGTACATCGCGTACTTTTTACTCATAATGATAATTTTTTTAACAGTTCATAATATGAATCTGTTTCGTTTTTTATTGTTGTATCTATATCTATAAAATTCAACAAGGGTGGTTCGTATTCCTCAACATGGAAGTGATTCCTACCCCTATCTTCGGTTGTGTGAACATAAATTTCAGTAACGGATGTGTTGAATTTGAATTCCTCTCTTTGGTCTCTATATGGTGAAACTAATGATACTATCACCACATATCCTTTACTATGTAAAAATTGAGCAATGTATTGAGCTCTTTGAATGTTTAATCTTCTTCCTGTGATGGAATAATCTTTATTTTTAAAGACATCCCTTAAGTCGTCTCCATCAATATGGATGACATTGTTTTTCGGAAAGTATTCTGTCAAATATTTTGCTAATGTTGTTTTTCCGGCACCGGGTTGACCTGTTAACCAATATATCATAATACTATTAATATAATGAAAATATTCCAAAAAGACAAATATTAATGTCGATAAATAAACGGGTCTCTTTTACGAAGTTCTTCCATTTTTTTCTTTATACGTTTTTTACGTTTATAATCATTATATTTGTTTATAAACCATTGAATTAATATTTTCATGTTTTTATTTGTATAGTAAGTAATTCCCGATAACCATGAAGTCCATTTTAGTTTCAAAAAACATATCGACAGCATCTTTAGGTGTTAAAACCATTGTCTTATCTTTAATGTTCATTGAAGTGTTTAATAGTATGGGATATCCCGATAATTTTTCAAATTCCTTTAATAGTAAGTTGATAATTGTATTCCGATAAACGGTTTGTATTCTGGCGCTTCCGTCGACATGTGTAATGGCTGGTAATTTTTCTCTATGTTCCGGTTTAACTTGTACAACTTGATTCATATATGGTACGTCATCACTTACATTAAAAAATAAATGTTGACTATCTTTACTCACCATAGGTCCGAATGGTCTAAATCCTTCCCTTTTTTTGATAACTTTATTTATTTTATCTTTCATCTCAGGTCTAGTTGGGTTTGCTAATATGCTCCTGTTTCCCAACGCTCTAGCACCGAACTCCATTCTACCATGATACCAACCAACTATTTTACCATCGTTTAATAATTTCGCAACATTTCTTATTAAACTTTCCTCACTTTTAAATTTAAAATATTTTTTATCTTTAATAGATGCTAATATATCATCATAATAAAATTCAGGACCAATAAATGGATTTTTATTTACCCTCTCCTTCAATTTTTTATTCTTAGAAAGGTAATGTAAACAAGCACCTATCGACGATCCCGCATCAGATGGTGCTGGTGGTATCCATAGGTTATTGAAGTGTGAATTCTTGACTATCTTACCATTTAAAGTTCCGTTGTATGCACACCCACCACCTAAACAAAGGTTTCGATTATCGTTTATAATTGCAATTGATTTTATAATTTCAAAAAATAACTCCTCGTATCTTTTCTGTACTGACGCCGCAAGGTCTTTATGGTGGGGTTCTATTCCACTACCCGGTACTCTTGGTTCGATACCTAACAACTCTATTAGTTTCTCATTAAACATATGTGTGTTTGATGTGTTCCACGTGAAGACATCCATATTACACGTTAGTTTAGTGTTCTTATAATTAATTAATTCTCTAACCTTATCTATGTATATGTCAGGATTACCATATGGTGCCAAACCCATTACCTTATACTCACCTTCATTTGGTCTAAATCCTAAAAATGAGGTCATGGCTGAATAGAATAACCCAATTGAGTGTGGATACTTTGCCATCGAAATGTAGTC